CTTCGCGGTCGTGTAGGGCTGGGACTTGTACGACCAGTACGGCAGGGTCGTCTCGCGCATCCACGGGTAGAAGAGGTTCTCGGCGAGCGGCGTGGACGTGTTCATGACCCTGAGCGAGAACACGTTCGACTGGGGCTTGACGTACTGCGAGTTCACGACCATGTCGCCGAGGATCGTGGTGAAGCCTTCCGAAGACGAGTCCGTCTGGACTTCGGGAAGCGTTATGTCCTGGACGAAGAACGTGAAGTCCTGCATCGGCGAGTTTGCGAAGGCCTGCGCGAACGAGTCTTCCGGAGGAAGCCCGAGCTGCGGGAACGTCTTCGCCGGGTAGAAGGTCATGTAGATTGAGAACCTCGCCATCGGGGCGGGCGCGTAGTAGCCCTTCCCGGCGTTGAATTTCTGGTAGAACTGCTGAAGCCTGTTGCTGGCGCCGACCTCTATCATACGAGACCTCCTAGGCCGGTGTTGAGAAGCCCGCCGAGCGCGCCGCCGCCGATAGACGTGGCGAGGGCGTCCATGAAGTTGGACGGTGACACGGACCAGGTGTTTATCTTGAACGTGACGTCGAACGTCTGCAGGTCGTTCGACGACGAGTCGAACGTAAGGCCTCCGACCGTCTCGAGTCTGCACCCGGAGAGGTTTATCAGAAGACCATCCTGGCCTCCAGTGGCCGTGAGCTTGCCTATCTTGTCGAGGAACCCGCCGACGCCGCCGGACGAGCTCTTGTGCCCGTCCCCGAACGTCTTGACTGATATCGTGACCATACCGTTAAGCGCGGCAGAATTCTGCATCGTGGAGCAGAACGTCGAGTAGATCGCGCCTTTCTCGTCATTGAGCACGTTCATCGTGACCTCGTGACCGTACTCTATGATAGTCGGGATGTAGACCTCCCTGCCGTCGATGTACACGGTCGTGAACTCGCGGCGCATCTCAGGAGTCTAGACAGACCTTATGTAGAAAGTGAGGTTCGGGATCAGCGAGAAAGAGCACTCGTACCTCGACTGTATGGTGTAGCCGAGCTGGTTGAGCTTCTGTATGAACTGCGCGACAGAATACTGGCCGGCGTCGTTGCCCGTCAGCTTGTTCGCGACCGCCGTGACGGCATTGTTTATGCCCGCCGCAAGGAGGTTGCTGTCTCCGTTGTCTGATCCGTTTATAGCCATTCCACTAAGTACCGATACTGCCTACTACCTGATTATTTACCGCGGCCGCCGCGCTTATGGAACGCATGCGTCATGGTAAAACGAAAGGCCGGCGAAACCGCCGGCCTCCGCTGCAAGTTAGCCGCGAAAGGCTTACTTGGTGTCCGTGAGGGCTCCGACGTTCGCGGACTCGATGGACCAGTAGATGCTCTTGAACGTGACGTCGAACGTGCTGATGTTCGCGTCGTTGTTCGAAACCTGCATCTGGCCTACGGAAGCGATCTTGACGCCGACCATCTTGTAGGTCTCGGCGACGCTCGTCATGTCGTTGTCCAGGAGACGGATGCGGATGATCGAGCTGTTGTTCACGCGGCGGTCGCCAGCGAACACGGAGCCGCCTTCGATATCCGGGTCGGCGACCTTCGCAGCCCAGGCGAGGAACGCGCGGCGGAAATCGCCGTTCGCGTCGGCGTTGACCGTAATCGTGTGGTCCTGCTCGAACACCAGGTTGGTCGGAACGGGGACCATGAATCCCTTGAACCCGACGTCGGCGTAGTTCTGCGTGCGGGAAGGAAGCTGAAAGCCCTGGCCGTACATCGTGATGTCCTTGAGGACGGCGTCTACGTCGGAATATCCGGACGAGACCTCCATCTCGAACATGTTGGTCGTGCGGACCTGGTTCGAAGTCAACTTGTCGAGAAACTGATTTACTGCGATAGCCATTTTCGTATCCTTGTCTAGACTTGCCCTTGCGGTATAACTATTTACGCCGCGGACCCGCGAAATGCTATCGCTTCGTGCTAGGTCAAGGATATGTCTTGGCGTATACCAGATTGCCGCAGTCCCAGATGCGGTCGTACCCGGCGTTCTGCATATTCTGCCATTCCGTCAGGTTAGGATCATATGTCGGAAGAAGCTTTTCTAGTTTATGCTTCTGGAACACTACTCGCGAATAACGCTGTCCGTTCTTCACGTAAAAATATCCCGGCTTGCTAGCGTGCGTAAGGGTAAACCCCAGCTTGTCGTACAGGCCGCCTACTGACCACCGTCTATCAGCATACGTCACGAGCGAAGCTGGCATACAGGTCTTTTCGAAATGCGATAGCAGCTTGCCAGCACCGCCTACGACTGTGAACTTCGCGACTGTCGCATACCTTGAAAGCTCCCATTGGTATGATTTGTCGAACCTGGACTTGACGAATGTCATTACCGCTACGAGCCTTCCGTGGTAAAACAGGCCAAGCCTTACGCTAGACACGTCTCGTCCTTGAATGTGGTACTTCTCTAAGAATCTGTCTTTTACGTCGTTGTCTATAGGCTTGACTTCACATTTCCTAGCGAATATCCGACGTTTACGCTTGGTGAGTATCCCAGTGAGACGCGACTTGACTATTTCGCGCTTGTGCGTCCATTCATCCTCGAATACGTGTATAAGCCTATAGCCTGCATTCCTGCAAGCGTCAGTCTTGCCGATATGGTAATTCATGTTCTTGTTGCCATTCTTCTCGGAATGATAGAACAAGCCATCGAACTCTATGCCAAGCTTGAGCGACGGAATAAGTATGTCAACCTCCATGTTCTTCAGCAGACGCCTGTTCTCAGGCTCGCGGCTGAATACGCGCTCAGTAGTGACAGACTTGACGAAATCAGCCAATTCCTGCTCCATAAGAGACGTGCCGTAAACGGTGTTGGGCTGGCATTTGTAGCACCTGTGGTGATGACCGTCATCATATTCTGACTCGAATACGTCGCCGCACTTTAAGCAGCGCCATTTCCATTTCTTGAAGGGATCCCGATTGGCTATATATTCGTCCTTCGTGAATTCCGGCTTGTAGTCTTTTTCCGTCAGGATGAAATACCAAGACTTTTCCTTTATCGCCGCAGCGCCTGCTTCTCTCACTAAATCAATCTGCAAAGCACTTCCTACGCCGTATTTTTTCATGACTGTCTGCTTCGTCGCAGTTTTAACCTGCTCAGACTGCATTGGAAATTCAACGCCATACCGGCTTATGTTGGTAGCCTGTCTTTTTTCGGCGATCTCGGAACGCTTCTCGTCTGAAAATCCGGCAAGCGTAGCCTTGAATTTGTCACGGTTGTTCCAAGACGCGTCACCATACCGTTCTTCTTTGGTCTGCTTAGCCTTTTCAACGTTGACGTAATTCTCGTCGCCATATTTTTCCAGTCTGGTCTGCTTAGCCTTTTCAACGTTGACGTAATTCTCGTCACCGTGATTAGCCTTCTTCGTAGCTCGAAGCTTGGCCCCAAAATCTTTTCCGTGGTATGAACCATACTTCTCGAGTCTAGTCTGCTTGGCCTTGCTAACACCGTTGAAGTTAGTGTCGCCGTACCTGTCTTTTCTTGTGCTCTTTGATTTGGCGACAGTATCAGGATCTTTGCAGGAACACGATATGCCGCACCACTTCCTATATTCGCCGCGTGTAGCGTCGAACTTAACGGGTTTTCCGCATACTCTGCAAACTGGACGTTCTGTCAAATCGTTCTGAATGCAGAATACGCGTTCTATTATCGAGACATTATCTGAATCTGACAAGAACAGTGTATGTTCTTTGATAGAAGCGTATAGGTCTGGAAAATGGTTCATCAGATATTTCTTCAGCTGGAACTTAGCCACATGAATATCTGAAAGCTTTTCTAGGATTTCTGTCTTTGTCATGGTGTCATCTCTGCTAGAACTATATATATTATACTGAAATATTTACTTCGCAAGGAATAAAAACAACGAGACCAAGGATTTCTCCTTGGTCTCGCAGTAGTCAGATAGACTTATAACCTCACATTTCGGAGAAAGAACCTCCGGTTCTGAGAGCTATGAAATCTATCAGTATGAACTCAGCGGTCTTCGTAGGCTTGATTCCGATCTTGCAACGGAGCTCGTTGTTGTCGATTACGTCCGCCGTGTTGATAGACTCGTCGCAGATGATCTTGTAGTCGTAGACGCCGCCGCCGATCTTGGCGCTCTCGAAGATCGGGGTGATCGTATCGATGAAACGCTGGCGGGTGTAGGCGGTATTGCCCTCGTACACGAAGTAGCGGCTGACCTTGTAGGTCTGGCGCTCGAGCCTGAGGAAGAGCCTGCGGACGTTGACGCGGTCGAACGCCGACGGCTTGACCTGGAAGGTCTTCTGGCCTTCAAGGGTGATTCCGTCGTACGGATAGTTGATCGCGTAGTTCCACGCCTTCTCGTAGATCGAGCCAGCCTGCTTGTTTGTCGGGCTGAACGCGACGTCCAGGGCGCCGACGATGCCGCGGTTGAGGCCTGCGGGCGCGTCCCAGTAGTTGTAGTACGTGTCCGTGTAGATGTAGATGCCAGCGGCCTTGATCGACGGAGGGCACCAGAAGTAGTCGCCGGTGAACTCG